CCCTGCGGCCCCGTTGTTGGACAATGTTTTTGTAAGCATCGGTGGTCCACTTATAACAACGAACTGGGTGGACATTCTATTAGCCGGCAACAAGTTGCCGGCTCCCTGGTAGGGAGCGTCTAGAATCACGCTCGTGTTAAACACACCAGGTCCCACAACTTTACAGTTGCGTCGCACTGTCATCCAGACAAAGACGATGGTAACCAGGTTCAGATAATCCCCCGAAGTAGGAGTCTGCCTGGGCCATTTGTCGTCCATAGGTATCGGTTGCCAACCGAATTTCACTGGAACCCCAAGTCGTCGACAGCCGTTTAAATGGCTGCCAACAACGATTCCACGAGCGGCGCAGCTGATGCCAATGCTGAACCGACTCGCGGGATTGCACCTGCCACGGCTTCAACGCCACTAACAATTGATTCGAGAAAGTGTTCGAACCCATTATTAGGACCGGGCAAGGATGCGCGAGCAGCTTTGCTCGCAAGTTGTGCCACGCCGTGGCGGTCGAGTTGCGTCGATGCTGTACCACGCGCAACAGAAACGACGCCACTATCAGCGCCGTATTGTATTGTGCGTGTATCAGGTATGTACTCGACACCAATCACGATTTCGATCGTACCAACAGTTGCGTTGGGGACGAAACCCTCACCGATCAAGATGAGACCATTATCAGACAACATCATGTCAGTCGTGTGCATGGCCGAAACCAAGTCGCGCATGGCATAAGATGTGGTCTGATTTTGAGCGGCAGCACTCGCCGTCTCGGTCTCTTGAAAGTAGAGGAGCGTGTTTGCGCCAATGACAGGTTGTCCGCTAACAAGCGAGACCTCAATGGCATTGGCGTTGGTGGTGTAAAGGCGATCGTAGAGAGTCATGGCTCGATCTGGATCGCCCGCGCATGGTGGCGGCAAGATGAAGACACCTGTCGTCGGCGTATCACTAAACTGATACAAGCCGAATGTACTGCCAATGGCGGCAGAAAACATAGGGAAGGGCTTCACAGGACGCCATGCCGTCTGCGCTTTGGACCCGTTCGGCGCCCACACTGCCGTGCACCCTGTCGCGGCAGCGTAAACTTGAGCACCGGGGAGTGCCTGAACAGTGCGGAACGTCGGTCCAAACTCCTGAACATTGGCGCCGATTGAAGACACATCGGCGTCGAGACGCAGGAGCTTGTTTGCATCGGTCGGCACACCATAGGTGCCAGGCCATCGTGCGACCGCCATCTCGCCAGACGCTTGCAGTGCAGCACCGGTGTACGTGAACTTAAATCCAGCGCACACCGGACGCCACGCAGCTGCGACGCCAAAGAATGACGACGCATTGCCAACGTCTTGCAGTTGGAACTCCGTGTTTGCAGCAGTATTGCGTGCAACAATAACGGGTATGGACCACGCATTTGTGGCCCAAGGTGGCATCACTCCAACTTCATTCGTTTCACGCGAAACGGCGGCGGCATACGCGTTGTACTCAAAAGAGGAGACATACGCGTTGTCCCATGGACCCGCCGATGCAGTGATGGCAGATGCTGTGTTTGACACAGCGTACGCCGCCCAAGGCGTCGGACGCATGAAAAACGCAACACCGCCATTCGCATTCGATTGGAGATTGATGTTGAATTTGAATTTCGTCGTCTGCGAGACGGTGAACTCACCATCGGGAATGCGCGGCACTGACTCAATTGAGAAAGGGTCGAGCATCGCACGCAACACATCATTGGTCATGAGTTTTGGGTTGTTGCGGATGCGCTCGATGCGCATACTGTCGCGAATGGGCCGATAACTTTCAAGGGAGCTTGACGCGGATGCAGATTGAGTCGCGTGCACGGCCGGTACACGAGAACGTCGTGACGTCGCTTTTCCGCGTTCGCCTGCAAGGCTGGATGCGTACTGGGCATATCGTCGTTTTCGTTCTGCAAGTGTGAGACCCGAAAGTTTCGCTTTATGAGTTTTGTAGTATTCATCTTCAGTGAGCATGTTTGAGAGTGGATTTTCTCTGGTGGTTGTGATTGTTGAGTGGAACTCAGGTTACAGTTGTTAATTGTAACAGACTCGCGATGACGGTCGTCAACCCGTATTGAGCTTCACCCTGTGGTAGGAGGGGGTGCGCACCCCGGCGGCAACGGCCGCCCCATGCCCCAAGAGGCGCCATGCAAGCATGACGCCTCAACATATGTCATTAACAATCAATAAGACATATGGCCATGATTAAGGGGTGGTCCATAAACGTACCAACAACCCAACGATGCCGGATGTATTCGATCAGGTCATCTACATGGTCGGCATACCCGACTGTTATGCCTTGTGATGCATAATACATGTCGAGATACCTATCACAAGCGCGATCATCAGCCTCAGGTGCTGTAGGGCTTGCCGATGTGATCGTCCACGGGAGCGCAGACTTCAGATCCTGCCACTCCTCAGGCGCAACATGCTTTGCGCCCATCGCGGTGTAATGGTCAATAGCGCGCTGTGCATACTCACGCAGCACACGAACATGACCAGAGTTGAACATGATCGCTTCGACCAGTGTCAACAAATAATCGCGATGTTTGGACAAACCTATTGTGCGAGGCACCACCTGCGATCGCACAACTGCTCGGCCGATTTTCGCGCCCATGACTAAGCCAACGCGTGTCGGATATGGCAGCGTACTACACAATGCCTGCAACACGAGTGGCCAGCGATGAACACCAGGACCATCGGGCGTGGTATGGAACTCTGCAACCTGTGAGACAGACACGTCTTCAACAGGGAAACCCACGCGCTGGTACACCTGGCGCACGACATCACGTATACCATTGTACTCGTCGACGTCTGCGTCATCGCTCTTCGACAATATGCCCGAACACTCAGCAACAGGTTTGTTGTGATACAAGGCTTGTTGTTTTTGGAGACTTTCGTGTTTAGCTAACACACGCTCAACAGACACAACAATGAGTGCAATCGCCATGAATGTGGTCGAATCACTCGTGTCACCTTGTCCAGAATTCATCTGGTTCTTGGCATACACATCCACGCCAGCACTGCGCGAAACGATGTGAGCTCGTCGAAGGGATCTGTACATACGGGTACGCCAACGCAACCATTGCGAATCATCATTGGACTCAATCAAAGATGCAAAATCCTGTGCAGGCTTCTCCGCCAACAAGATGTGGTCGGGAGGAAGACGAATAACACCAAGACATGCTTGGATGAACTCTTGAAATGCACAAGATGCAGATTGGGTGTTGGAATCACACTTAGGTATGTCCAATGATATGCAGAAAAGGCGTCCGCACAATTTGATGAAGATGGTGGTGTCGTCTCCACAGCACAAAGGCATGTACCGATCTTTACCAGCGAGTCGGACAGCACGAGCGACGCGCATGCCATTGGCATGTGCCTCTCCCGAGAACTTTGCGACAGGCCAGTACTCAAGTTCATATTTTTGGAACAAGCGTGAACACAGACCGTCGACCACAGTGTCTTCGGATTCCTCCATGTGTGCAAACAGCAGCTTGTTGCGAAAATATATGACTGGATTAATGATCGGCTTGGAAACGGCGGATGGCGCGAGTATTACACGTGTCACTGTTGGTTTCGACGACTTCTGATGCACAACAGGGCGTGTGTACATCAAACGCTCAAACTTTGCAGATGGTTTGGCAACAACCTTAACAAAGGTGTCAGTTGTGCTAAACGACTGAAAGCCAACGTCAAACTCCGTCTTGGCAATGGCAGTGGGTAAGTGCACACGATACTCATCAAGATCCATGTCGGCATCAGCGTATCGCGTGCCGACATCAATGGCGCTTTGTACAAGCCTGTAGCCAAGCAATGTATTAAGAAACTCGCCATAAATCTTGATGGCATCGTGTGCTTCCAGAGCCTTAAGCTCTTGGAAATGGCGTTTGGAGAGTGCACAAACCACCGAGCATCCACACGTGCTCGGGTATGCACAAACAAAACCGCGCACACCGCCATAAACAGTGCAACCATGAACGAATGTGCAGGTGGGCAAAACACTAGGCATGTGACCCTCAACTGGGCGCCCAACCTGAAAATCAAGATGCAGATCCCGGACAGGACACACTGCTGCGACTTTAGCAGGCAGTGGTGCATCGAACAGCTCACCACAATCATTTACAAATGTAGTTTGTGAACCGTCGAAGTCCGCGACATACATGTCACGCACGAGTGTGGCGCGCACTCGGACTCGGTGCTGCAAATATATAAGTAGCAACACGATGGCAACTACGATCTTCATTCGCATGTTGCCACACACCATCCCGTCCACGCCATAAATCACCAAAATGTTCCAAATCGCATGCATGCCGACACCAAGCACAAAGCTCTTGCTGGACAACCACGCCAAGAACATGTGCAAAGGGATGCGGCTCAACTGCGTGAGCAATGGGACACCCTGCAAGACATGATACTCGAGCATCTCGAGCACACCGAAATATGCACCGGCTTTGATCGGGCTAACGCCAAACAGACGTGCTCCACCGACCTTGACCACCTCTTCAAGTGCTGCATGGGCAGCAATACCAACGGCCAGATCCAACCATTGCGTATTTGTGCTAACACGTTTGGCATGGGCGAAGAAATATCCGCGCCAGGCGTTGCCCAACCGTATAACACCTTGTGCCACATATTGATACCCACGTTTAACGGGAGTTGTGATCAAACGGCCCGTTTTAGTGAGGACATCATCAACAAACTCAATATGTTTCTTTGTCTCGGAATCGGATGTGAACGTCTGTACAGCGCGTCCAACCGCATCGAGGGGGAGCTTGGCAGCGAAAGTCAGTGCGGCACCTGCACCAACTTCGAGGCGCGGTCCTGGGCCTTCACGCATGAGCCAAGCGCCAGAGGCGCCCAGAGCACACGCGACACCACAGGCACGCTGCAAACTACGGTTTGTGGTGCGCAAAGCAAGATGCCCAGCGCACGTAGCAAGTGCCACCATGGATGCATACGCCCAGAAGGGGGTCTCACCACGGAGGCGCATCAGGCGAGTGTACGACAAATCCGGAACAAAACCGGAAATGTTGAACCACCCGACAGCTTGATCAACATGTTGGCGCACATTGAAAGGCAACAATGACGCTCCAACATGTTCGCGCAACAACGAGTCGAAACTTGCCAATTTCGCAGTCGAACGCACAACACCGTACACGTACAGCGCGTTGACCTCAACTTCCGTAGGTTTCAAATCTGAAACTGCGGCAAGATTGATGCGAAATGCAGCAATGGCCGAAGTACCCGACACGTTTTGGGAACCGGGAACAGCCAATCGTCGCGCGCATTCAAGTTGACGAACAGTGACTGCCTGCTCGATGCGTTGGTCACCATGCTCGAGGAACAGAACATAACGACCACCACGCTCAAACAACGTCACGGATTCACCCGAATGCCCGTAGTGTTCAAGAGGAACTTCCTTTTGAACTCCGAGCTCAACAACCACACGCCCATGCGTGTGGGAAGTTGGTGTGAGGACAACAATGCCACGATCATACTCTGGATCAGTGAGCTCAGTGACGGAGGCGATCAACAGAACGCCACCCATCTTGAACAAGCCACCCTTCCAGACAGGAATGTCGTTGGCAATGTAAGTGCCACAGCCCACGGCCGAGCACTCAATCATGCCATCCTCACGACGCACCACGCCAGGTGCGTCTGGCCCATAGACACGTCCGGCGGCAACAATGCCAACCAAACCGCGCCCGTGAGCGGAGCGCTTGCGGAACAGCGCCCCAATATCATCGGCAGAGAGATGGTCAAGCCAGTCCACTCCGACAATGAAGTACCCATTAGCCTCCCAACCAAGGCTAACACCACAATCACACTTGTTGATGTCACACTCGCAGTAGGTGTTGCCACCACGTGGTACGAGTGCTCCGATGGGTACAGTGACCTTAGACTTCTTAACGGCGTTCGTCCGTTTGACGTCCTCGGCCATGCGGCCCCAGAGGTTGAAATGGACACCCAATGGTTGAAACAATTGTTCAACGAAAGGTGCAACAACCATCATGTTGCCGCGCAAAACTCCGTTGGCCTGTGCCAGAACGGAGGTGCGATCACGCAGGAGGACCTGCGTGCAGTTGCGAAAGAAAGCTTGATCCGCATGGGGATTGTAAGAGCCGGAACCGGCTTCAAACTCCATGCGGTTGCCAAAGAGCTCAGCACCATGTGCGAGCGCAGCTGCCGACGTACCATTAGGTATGCGACATTTTGGCAGGACATGCTGCGGCGCCTTCACAGCCTCAGCCGCACCACCATCAGGTGCAGCTTCCGCCGGAGGATTGCCGTCGGCGCGTGCCGGAGCTCCGCGCCCACGTGGCGCCAAAGCGCCACGCTGTCCACCGCGACCTCCACGTCGGCCACGGTTATTTCCATTTCGGTTGGGATTCATGCTGTTTAAGTAGCAGGATTGATTACAAG